TTCACCGCCAGTTACTAATAAGTATGAAGCTGTTGATACATTTCCAGCAGCTTGAACACGCCCAGCGGCGACCACATTCCCAGAAGTTATCACACTGTTGGATGTAAACAAGTTTCCGGTTAGACCAATGCCGCCAGTAACTCTGATAGCTCCAGTTACATTACTGGTAGCGTTGTCGCCCTGGGTAGTTTGAATATAACCAGAAGTAACAAATGCACCCGTGGTACTTAAATTTGCAATACTGGTAACACCAGTCTGGCCATTTACAGTTAACACAGGAGTAGAAACACCTAGCACGTTAGCAACAACTTGTAAGTTTCCACCATTTACATTGTTTACTAATTGAGTAGTATTACCGGTGATAGAAACTGTAAAATTATTGCTTGTGCCGACAGTTAATCCGCTGTTATTGTTTATATTAATTGTATTAGCAAATGTAGTGGCAATATCTGTTCTAGCATAGCTACTAGCAGGCTGACTGCCTAAATTATTAGAGTTGGTTGCATTGCCCACGAATGCAATATTTCCAACCACTGAAGTCGATGCTAAATTAAATCCAGGTTTAATAGTTGTAAACCCAGTTGGACTGTCTGCTGGTGTATATTCTTGATCTCTGCTAATAATACCTATTAGAGTTGTACCAACAAACACGTTAACTGCAACGTGATCTGCTACTAATGGATTACTGTCTGCAATTTGTCCTACGCTAACACCAGATTGTCCTACGTTACTAGTAAACGCAGGGCCGATTAATACCCAACTTGATCCATTATAGATATTTAATTGCTGAGCATTTGTGTCCCACCATGCGTTTCCTGTTTTAGAACCAGTAGGCTGTGTATTACTAGATGTCATCGTCCCCATAGTACGCCAAGTCGATCCAGTATATACTTTTAAATTTCCAGCAAGATCCCACCATAACTGACCAGTCAATGGGTTGGGAATGGCTGAACTATCGCCACCACTAGTAGACACACTGGCAAAATTTTCCAACATGTGTACTAAGTCAGAATTCAAAAATGTTCCATAGCCTGCATAGTTTTTACCTATCAGAGCTAAACTGGTACTGGTTTGATTAACAGTACCATCTTGAATTGTGGTTAAAAGTGTACCGTTACTTAAAGTTATTGTATAGGCCATTGTTCATGTATCCGTTTAGTGTATTTATATTTCTTTTTAATTACAAATTCGTACTCAAATTGGTCAAAGTTTGAATTCTGATAGTGTAATCAATTTGAATAAGTCTGTTAAGTGCTTTTTGTACTGGGTGAAAAATTACATGCGTCAGTAGTTTTCCGCTTTCGCTGATTAATCCTAATTCGTCAAATACGTAAGTTCCGCTCATTGTTGCACTGTTGTCAAATGCTTGCTGCCCTGCAGGTTCGGTGTAATCTAATAGACAACTTACAAAAATATCAGTGTAGATCAAACCTGGAGTATGTCTTACTTCGATATAATTTCTTGCTGGATCTGTGTTTAGTGCGCTGGTATTATCTACTATTTTACTGTAAGTTTGGTTGTATAAACTGGCATTTTGTCCAAAAGTATTAGTGGGCAAATATGTAATAACCCCAGTACTATCCACCGCAGTTGCCCCGTTTCCGAACGCCATGTTTTGTATATACCCAATGCCTTTGTTTGCAATGCTTTGTGCCAATGCTTCACTCATATTTTCATAATGAATGGCGTTGGGTTTATCCCTGAAAATTTCGCCAGTTGCAGGATCCCAAATTTTAATGTGTCCTTGTATCATTGTATTTGTTTTATCTAGCATAAGTGATCCATTAATTTCCAGTTTCTACTATTACATCACCAGATTCTGGATCTGTAATTTTTACAAAACCACGCATATAAATTCCCGTAGATTCGTTTGGTTTTTCTGGAACAGATTTTTCAAGTGTTTGTTCCAAATCAGTGTTTGTATGGTTATTTATCATGGTCTTCTGTGTGCTCATTGTTAATATTTATTTGCTTTTTACCCTTGCAATCCTTGTTTTAAGAAACTGACTTGTAAAGTATTAGCATTAAACAACCCCCGTCCATTTGTAGCTGTTGTGCTTCCTAGTACTCCGGTTGCATTTGCTTGAGCAGAATTGCCTAAATTATACCAAATATTAGTTTGTACATAAGCAACGTTAGATTCAAAAGTATAATATGTAGTGAATCTTTCATTTGTCAAAATTACTGAAGAATTACTGTTAATATACGCAGAAGTATTACTTACTACATTACTAATAGTGCCTATTAGGTTTCCACCATTATCGTATAAATCATTGCCAATATTCAATTCGGCTAAGAATATCGTACCATTTCCGGTAATAATATTGCTGCTGGTATTTGCTGTAATATTTCCCGTATATCGAACAGTAACATTAGATATATTTGCAGCTACAAAATACGGTGTATTATTCGCAGAAATATATGCCCATTCAACTGGAATTCCTTCTGGTGCATTTGGATTTCTCTTTGTAACTTGTAACAATGCAACGGTATCACTTAATACACTGCTGATAGTACCTATTAACTGTTGACCAGTGAAAGTAGAACTTGTACTAGAATTTCCTAAAGTCGACTCTACTGCATTTTCGTCTCCAGTGCCAGCAAATATTTGTGTTCCTGGGGCTAACGTAGTAAATGTGGTACCTACGCCTTCTAATGTACTACTGTAAACATTTACATTAATTGTGCCAGGGCCCTGGGATCTAGCGTACCACGTACTATCACCCGAATTAGGTATAACTTGATTTTGGCTTCCATCTAGTACTACGTTGCCAACAAAATGATTTTTAGCGCCAGTTCCGCCAGTCCCTCTGCGAATTCTTCCCAAAGTATTAGTTGCTAGGTCTTTAGAATAATAAGTAATTCTTTCACCGTTAATATATACAACCCCAGGCTGGCCCCCGTTAGAAGACGGAGTGGCTAGCTTGCTAGCATCTGTTACTCGAACATTGGTGTCTGTCAGAGTTAAATTTGCGGCCAATGTAGTGGTGCTTGCGCCGTCCTCTCTGAGATATGTAAAGTTATCATTCATATCTTTAAAGATTCGATAAGACATCATTGGCCATGCATTTCCGTTTGGAGAAACACTTAATTTCATCATCGCTGTGGCAATTATCGGTGATGTATTGGCTCCTGTTATTACTACTTCAGGTGTAGTATCATACCCCCCACCATTATTGACGACTTGGAATGATGCTGCAGATCCGTTTGAGTTTAATATTACTTGTACTTGCCCTTGTGTAAAATATCCGCCGCCTACTATAGTTACACCAATGTCAGCAGGAGAATACCCACTGCCTGGGTCAATAATTTGTATATAATCAAGTTGAATTCCCCCAGCCGTCGACCAGTCAGTATAATAGCTAACAGTAGGATCTGTCGCTATGGTAGTAACCGTCATATCTAAGGTATCATACACTCTGCCAGGAACCATTTCTTCAGGAGCATGACTTGCATATGGTCCCACATTATAAATGGTCAAGTTGGCTGTAGAAAATACATTTCCTGTAGTGATCGGTGTAACTACATACCATACTTTATCGTTATAAGAAATTAAATCGCCTTTGTCATAATATCGATTAGCTTTCCACTCAGTGAAGTAACTATAAACAAAAGGTCCCCCGTCAACAATGATGTCTTCGGGTTTTGTCCCTAAAGTGATATCATTAAAAGTACTGGTTATTTTAGCATCTAAGATAGCATCACTTAAAATAGGAATTCCGTTTTCATCAAATTCCAATGGATCAAATAGAGTAGCATCAAAGCCATCAGCAGCACTGATGCCAGGTAGTGGGGGTTCAGGACCTGACCCGCCAAATCCTCCGTTATCACTGAACGTTGGGCCTTCTACTTTTACCCCGGGATAATCAATGCCCGATTGCAACAATGACAAATCTTTTCCAGGCTGACCTAGTTCAGGCTGATAATATGCTTGGATTCTATCGTTTGCATTATTAATGTTATCCACTGGATACACAGTTAGATTGATAGCAGTATTTGAATCAAACGTTGTGCCTGAAGTGAATGTCTGATTTACGATGTAAGCAACACCAGTGTAATCAATTATTGTACCCTGTGTAAATGTAGTGTCTGGCTTCCAATCTACAATTGCGGTAGAGTATGTATATCTGTCATATACTAAAGTAGTTTTAATATTTCGTACCAATCCATTAACTAAATTAGCTCTAGCAATCGCTCCTGTTCCGTTCCCGCCATCTATGGTAATCACTGGTGTTGTAACATAATCAGTGCCAGGGTATAATAATATTATTTTTGTTAGTACTCCGTCAGTGATTAGAGCTCTTGCTACTGCATCATTGCCGTTTCTACTACCTGTAATAGTTATTATTGGTGGTAAGGTATAACCTGTCCCGCCATCTATTATATCTATAGAAGAGATACGGTAGGCATAATTAGATAACCAATTGGCATATTCGGGTTGCTGCAACAATCTTGCATCTTGAATAAATTCGCCACTGGGACTTCTTGTAGTTTTTAATACGCTATCGTAAGTCGGTGGAACATCAAAATCGGACACATAACTGTTATAATTGTCGTAACCCTGATAATCTACTACATACTCACGGAGTGTAGTTTTGTAAGGTTTAACTTCCTCTATGTATTGTTTATAGAATTCTTGATTTTCTTTGATATAGATTGCAGGTTGGTTCAACCCCTGAATCTTTTGCAATACATTAATAAAGCTAGTTTTAAATAGCCAGTCCACATACTTTTGTTCATCCAGTATATAGTTAATGAATACAAAGAATAAATTTAAGAATTCAGAATCAAGTTGGTCAATAAAAATATCATCTTTAAGAGTTTGAATAATCTGTCGAGTTTCGATTCCAGGATTTTGATCAAATCTTGTAGTGTCAAAATTATCTGCGTCAAATCCAAGTCCAAATTCTTCTAGTGCATAAAGATTTTTCTTAAGTTCAATGGTACCATCTTGAATCCCAACTGTGATTACAGTGTTAGGATATACCTGAATTAAGAACCATTTGCCCTGACCGTTATTATTAATTTTAACAAGATCTTTTGATCGCAAAGTCAAATCATTTAATTGAGCACTAGTTTCAATGATGTAAGTTGGTTTGACTGTTCTGTCAAATCCAGGAGCGTACCAATCTTTATATTGCCAATATTCACTGGTTGCATAACTTTGTACCCTAATTAAATTCCATTCATTTTGTACCTGATAGTAGGTATAATCGTTTACATCAAATGTTGCACCGGTTGTAATAGTCTGATTTACAGTATATGTGATGCTGTTATAGTTGACAATTGTATTTGTTAAGTATCGAGTGTTTGGTTGCCAATCTTCGACTACACCATCTTTAATATAGATAGTCCATAAATTATCTACAGAATTGTCACTTTGAACTAATACTTTATATCCCATTGGAAGAATTGCAATATTTACATAACTCAATTCTTCAAGATTAGCTACTACTAAATTATAAGCCCCAGAGTTAGGAGTTGGTTCAGGTTCGCCTTCGCTTAATCTAGTTAAATCATACCCTTGACTAATAACATTTAAGTCGAAAATAGAATTAACATAAAGAACCATTTCTCGAATAGCTTCATTTCTATCAATGAACATGCTTTGTCGAGGCCTGATATCAATGCCATATCTATTTTGCACTGCAAGTGTCGGATCTGGAACCGGATTACCAAATCTATCAATTCCACTGGCACTATCTAATAATTTATTATATATGTTATTTGGAATGTTTTCAGACTTGTTATTGGTAGCTGATAACAATGCATATTCATTATGGATAATGTTACTGTTTAACAATATTGCATAATCTAAATGAAATATGATATCCCTGCCCACTGCTTCGTTGACCATATTATAAAGAGCAATCGAATCGTTTCTCACTGCGGCAAAATATTTCACTCCGCTATTTTTAGGAGATTCAATATAACTTGCAACAGTCGTGGTAGGAATAGTTCTTCCAAATTGATTAGTAGACACAGTTGTTTTATTTTTTACCCAAAAATAGTATTTTACTGTGGCAAAATTTGTAGTAGGATCTACGTAATTTAATGTTACATATGCACCATTTCCGTTGTATTTGGGTTCCCCATCCCCTCCATTTGCAACATACTGACTAGGGGGATATAAACTTTCCACCCATTCATAGACGTCTATGCTACTGCCTGGAAATACTCGCCCCCAGTTTGTGGTTCTATATTTAATACTACCTTGCTCATAATCAACATATCTAACGGTGCTTAAATCCCACCACAATTGTCCTACTTGTTGATTAGTCCAATAAAGATTATTGTTAACACTTACATTATCGATGCTAGCGTTATTATAGATAGCCGGATCATAATCAATTTTATAAGTAAGTTCTTGCTCAGCTAGGCCAAGAATTTTACCTTTTGCCGGATCGATATAATCTAAGTTGTATTGAACTGTTTGTGTTAGTGCATTATAGGTATATGATTTAATAATACCATTAATATCAACTTTAGGTTCTTGACTTCTAAGTACATCCCACCCTAGTAGATTTGTTGGGTTAGCAAACTTATAAACTCTTCCACCGTTGAACGCTAACTGTTTACTGTTCTTAGAGCCGACGATCAATTCATATGTACTAATAGATATAGCACTACCAAAACCATCATTTGTTTTTAACCCATCGTTTGTGGTAGTAGGAGTTAGCTGCTGAATGAAAGTAAATACCCCAGGAGATTCTATAGTAGATATATTATTTGGCAAGTATGAATAAATCCAAACTGCGCCGCTGTCATCTACAGGTTCACTAAAGATGGTTAAATCTCCATCAAACGTTGTAGGGCTCGGTGTATATGTTTTAGCATTATCGAAAACAGTCTCTTGTAAAGTTGCTGCAATATCACTTGCGACCACTAATATATCACTGTTATTGTTTATCTTAACAAGTTTTCCAAAGTAATCGTATGATTTAGTTGAATTATTGTAAATGATATCCACTTCAGGAAAAATATCTAGTCCCAAATCTGAAATTGCTGTTCCTATGCCAGGTAATATATTCAATTTGTTAAATGTAACTTCTGAATCACTGACTAATTTTAATTTATTATTCTCAATACTTGCAGTGACACCAGGAATCTTAGGACCAATAGGTTCACCGAGTGCATTTACATTGTTAATAGCATTAACTACACTCGACAATGATGTGTCGGTGAATTGTACGGCGTAGTTGTTAATTCTAATAGAATCTCCACTGTTTACTGTAGCGTTAGCTTTAGTTCCTAATATCTCACCGTACGCCTTTCCTTGATTCAAGAAACGATAAACTGCTCCGTTATATAAATTGACTTGGGATTGATAAGGAGCTCCGGTATATAAACTACAACTGTTTGTGCATATATCAACACTATAACCAAATTGTTGATCAGTGTATGGCTGCGCTGGCACTATAGTTTGAATTGGATGAAATACATTTGTTTCTATAGTTAGTATTTTACTTTGTCCAGGTGGGTTGTAAAATGTTATTAAATTCAGTGTACTGTTACTGACATACCAGTCCAGTCCGACAAACTTTTCTATGTTATCAATGTATACCCTTGTATATTTGGTAACAGGCGCAATAGCGTCGAAAGTAACAGTAAAATCATCTTGAACAATAAAATTATTAATTGATCTGTTCCATAAATGTATTGCACCAGAATCAGTATATGTTGTAATATTACCACTGATATTGGCTGTTACATCTTCTAAAGGGGCGCCGATCATAATCTGTGATCCGTCAACAGTTGTACTCAGACTATAACCAAATTGACTGCCTGCGTTACCTAGTATATTTCCTATTAGATTATATCCCGGTCTTTGTGAAATAACTATTGTGCCGGCTGGCGGCGGCAATGTGAATGAAATTGTCGAAGAATTTAAAGTATAATCTCTATAAGGAACATACGTAGCCGACGACCCTTGAACATAAATGGTTTCTGCACTTACTGGAACATAAGGTAAAGTAAAAGAACTAACCGATCCGTTTGGTGTCAATGTTACTACGCTTTGTTCTGGCACTGTTTCGTCATATCCGTAGATGTAAACTCTATTGTCATCTGGCGCACTGATATACAGCCATTTATCGTCTGAACTAATCGCAATGCTAGTACCAAATTTTCCTATATTAGATCTAATCGGTGATAATATTTGTGTGTCAGACAATGTTCCAATATTTTCTCTATTGTACACAAAAACATAACCAATACCATTGCTACTCTCTGGCGCACCGGTTATCACTTTAGCATTTCCACTCTCAATGACAGAACCCATTCTAACTGTGGCATTTGCACTTGAAGTAAGAGTTACATCTTCTACTAGAACCCCGTTAAAGTTAATAACGTAGTTAGTAATAGCACCAACATTACCATTATATCCAGGTTGACCAATCACTGCAAAATTGTCATTGGTTGCAAGATTTACCGCTGCACCAAATTGAAAATTATTTTCTAATGTTCCTTTTTGTAATGCTGTGGTTAATTCCCATGGGTTTGTTTTATTATAAACTGCCCAATTGCCGTCAGAGTTATAGGAATTTACCCATACTTTATTGTTAACACTCCAACCCAATCTCGGAGTTAACTCGGTAATACCAAGAGGACTTTCAGTTTTCATACTGATCAATTTATATAATTGACCAGTCTGATTAAATGTGCTAAATCCTCTAAGATCACCCGTAAATTCAATTACAAAACTAGTTAACCCAATAATACTTTGAACTTTATAAAATCCAGTAAATTTGTCTACTCCGGTTAATAAAATGGTATCATTTTTTACTAACCCATGCGATTTGTTAGTGGTTACTTGAACTTTTGTGTTTAGTGCGTTGCTTAAACTTATAACACTGCACTCAGAGTCTGATACTCTGTATACGTTCCAATTTTGTTGATAATCTTTTGCTATCCAAATTGTTGACCCAGCAGTTATATTAGATATGTCTACGTTTAATGTAGAAACGTTGGTTAAATCAAATAGTGTAAAGTCGATATCGTCGACGCTGACATAACCTGCAGTTTGAATATCATCGCTGTAATCGCTGTCAACGGTCCTGTTTATTAAGAATGGCGGTGACCATGGAACTAAACTAGTTTTATACAGTCCCTGACTATCATTATAAAGCGAGCTAAACAATACAGAGTTATTCGATCGAACCTCTAAGCTAGTAGGATTGCTTAATACGTATCTTTCGTCAAGAACTAATTCTACAGATTGATTTGTTCCAGTACTACCATAAGATCCAACTCTAAATGCCCAATCTTCGCTGATAGTTACATCGCTTGGACGACCACTGAAGCTAACTTTACCTAAGGCATTAATAGCATTTAATGTGCCTTTTTCTTTAATAAATCCTTGATAGAATTTAACCTGGCTAGTATCATCTAGACCTAAATCATTTAAATAATTTCTATTTCTATAACCAATTAGCCCTAATGCGTACTGATCGAATTCGCTTTCCAAGTTAACTCTGTCGACATTGTAAAATGTTTCTCCAATTCCTGCATTTCGAGCAAAGTTGTTTAATAATCCTGTTCTAATTTTATTCTTATCTACAGGCAACCAATCACTGAATTTAAACTCAGTTGACCCTGGCAGATTTTTACTAGCAGTATAATAAAAACTCTTGTATTCAACTAAGTCGCCTTGTAAATAATCTTTATTTTGTCTCCAAGCAGCTACACCTGGTTGGTTGTAAATAAATCCTGATGCAGATAATGTTCCAGTCCACTCCCCTGTTTTAGAACCGATAAGTTTTAAACGATACTGGCGTTGTCCCATTATAGGATCGTATATAATGTCATTGAACTGTGTCTTATTATCAAAAATTAAAACATGTTCGTATTGTACCAAATTAAGGTCCACATATCCTATTAAGTCTGTGGTACTAGTTAATGACAGAGCAAATGTGTTATTATCTCTGGTTACAGTATAATTGTCTGTATTCAAAACTTTATAGTTTTGATTTAACACTTTCGTGCCGTAGAATGTATTATTGATTCCATCCACTACAGCGGTGTTATTGAATAATTTTAAATTATTAGACGCAGGACTTAATACAATAACACTGTTATTTGTCCATCCTTGCTGTACCCAGAATAAAAATTCTTTAGTGCTTAATTGCCAATTTTTAATTTGGGCCAGTGTTTCGTCATAGTACTCAAATTTAAAACCTTGCAATTGCAAATATTGTTCGTATCCACTTATAAAGTTTGCAACTTGTTGTAAGGTAGTTAGTTCAGTACCGTATGGTATATTAATTTTAAAATTCGTAAATTCATTGTAGTAATTTACAGTTTGTCCTTCCGATGTAACTAGTAGATAATCGCCAGTCTGCGAAGGTGGAACAATTGTAAAATACGGCCTTGCGCTATCATATCCAGAAATAGTAAAGCCATTGCCAGTTTTTTCTATTATCACAGCACTATATCTAGAATTAAAAACAGGAGTAGACTTATTTAATATTAAAGCATAGTTATCATCTGGAATAATAATAGTTTCATTGGTGCTGTTTGGACTATTTTGTTCGGCTAATATCTTTAAATAATTTTTGCCGCTAAATCCTGCCATCCTATAAGACAATTGAATAGAATAGTCTCTAACAAAATTTAATAATGGAGTTTTATCTGTTGCCCCACGAGTTACTTGATAATCACTTATCCAATTTAAATATCCCGAAGCTCTGGATATATCTCCCGACGAGTTTACATACCCATTAACGTCGATATCTTCCTGTGTAATTCTGTTATTTGTGCCTGTGATCAAATATTGGTCTAAATCACTGTTATATCGATATTTGTTTGTTGTAATACCGTATGCAAAATATTTTCCAGGATTAATTATAGCAGAAGTATATTGAACTGCAAACGGATATTCACTGCTATTTCTCCAAGCAGTTTCAACTGGACTAAACTGGCCCATATTCCAGTTATCATTGAACTGTGTGGAATCATACTTATTGGTTAAAAGACCAATAGGCGGCAGTAATTGTCCGTTTTCATTTACTGGAATAAAGTTACTTAATCCAGGTCTTGCAAATTTAGTGTCAATGCCTGCCCTGCTTCCGGCTGCAATAAAACCAGCTTCTAAATCGTCCCATAAAATTTTATTACCAGAAGTATACGGAGCAGGACCATATGTAGATCTCCACCAGTCTGGTTCTTCACTGAATCCCAGCATTTCCCAAGGTGCAGTATTAGGCCTTTGAGTATCATAAAAATACTGAAAACATGCACGCCAAGAACCAGGTAGAGCTTGACCATTAACAATATCTAATGCAGTGCTATAATTATAACTAAAAGGTGCATCATTTTGATATGTAGTATTCTCTACATAATTCAAATTGTTAACACTGGCCCATTGCAAGTAAAAGCGAGATAACAAATTATTATATTGAGATATAGTGTAGCCAATATCTCTAAATTTACCTGGAATAGCATCGTAAGGAGATACTAATTTATTGCTATATTGAACCTTAATGTTGTTGTATATACGCTTTTCTAATTCTAAAACAATGCTATCTCTAAAATCACCAAAACTAGGTGTTAGACTGCCATCGTGACCTCTGATCATAAGTTGAGGTTCTGTATATGTTATGTCAGTATAAATTGCTGGTGTAAATTTTGGGTAGAGACCTAATTTTGAAGGTGTTTCAGGAATCCAGTTACCGTCCGTGTCTTGATATTCAACAATAGTAAGGGTATTACCGACTGCTAATGTTATATTACTTTTAATACTGACTCCAGGGCCTGTTACTAAAAATTCATAATCACGTCCATATAATAATTGACTACCGTTCAAATAAATTAAAATAGACTTGTTGCTTAGTGTTTCATTTGAAAAGATAGTTGTAAGTTCATAGTTACGTTGTTGCGGATTAAAAATATTGTATGTAATTACATTTTTATTATCCCCATACGGCACCATGTCACTATAGTACCATGGAAAAGTCTTATCTTTAACTGAATTTATCTGTTTAATAATGTAGTCTACTGCTCCTACAGGATCACTGGGGTTGATCTGATTACTGTTACCAGCAATGTTTATAAACTTGTTTTTAAATCTTGTATATTCTTGTTGAGCATTGATTAGTCCAGATGCAAAATTATATTTTTCATCGCTTAAGAACATAGCAGAAAAGCTAACTGGTGCGCTTTGCTGCAACATAGTACCAGATTGATTTTCAATGTACAAATCTCTGAGATTGCTTACTCCAGGATAATTACCAACAAAATATAAACTATTTCTGCTCAGTGAGCCTATGTGGTTACGTAGTTCTCCCAATGTCGGGCTTGCCAGCGTTCTATTCTGTGCATTCAAATTTAAATTATCAGGTATTTGATAAAATCCAAGATCGCTTGTATTCTTACTGTAAACAAGAATATCAATTCTATCGTTAATTTGTAATTTGCTTCTTTTTATGACAATTAAAATACCATCCGGCACAGTATATGCCAAATAGTCGTTAATTGATATTTCTTTAAAATTAACATGAACTAACAAGTTAGGTTTGACCGTGGCCACTTCCGGCGTAATGTCAATTTTGAATGTGTTATCTATACCATCATATGTGAATGGTATATCTTGCATTTGCCTGGTGTCTGTATTGACATTAGTCCATACATTAAGTTTGGTAATGCTAGCATCTGCATTGTTTTTATACAGCAGACCTGAATCTATTTTTTTAGTGTACACAACTTTGTCAATTCCGTAACTGAACGTATCGACATCGAAATTATTATCAAACTGTATATCACCGATATTATTAAAATTTTTATAGCTTAAAGGAAACCCAAGCACAGGGTCAGGTGTACCGGTACCAAGTCTATAACTAAAGATCTTTGTGCCCAAAAATTGAGTAGCCGAGTTAATAACTGGATATTTTATTTGATCAGAAAAACTAGTTCCTTCAGTATCAAATACATCAAATAACGGTGGTTGATTTATGCTAGTTTTGCTTTGACCTTCAACCCAACTGTTGCCTAAAAAGTAAAAACTTTTACCGTTATTAACTACACCATTAAAAACACTGACAGTATTAAATTCTTCTATTACGTCAACTTGAATTAAATGAATTATGTCAGAGCCTAACGGATTACCAGATACGTTTTCCAGCGTCACTTCCCAAATTTTATTTCTTACAAATGGATCTTGATCAGCAGCAAAAATTACACGCATTCCTTGCACCAGATTAATACCGTCTACGAAAATAGAAGTTTTACCTTCAACTGATAAAAATGCATTTGTGTACACTGTGTCAAATATATCGACTGGTGGTTTGGCTATTTTTCCGAAATTAATTAATTGCAAATCTGCATCAAATTCAATGATAGGCCGTTTTGCTCGTTGTTCTGAATCAAAAACTTGCGGAGTGTTATTGTATAAACTAGTTAGTTCAATGATGTCTTTATGAAACCATCGATTTCTTCTGGTCCACGGATTAAGATCCCTGCTGGCTCTACTGATCACAATATAGTCAGGCGCAGACAAACTAGTATTAGTGTCTATACTTGTACTTCCGTAAAAAGCTCTTCCAATTATATAAGGATAAATTGGAGATCCATCACTGGCCTGTGTTGTAAAATACGCATAAGTTCCATTTGGAAATTCTGGCGTCACACAAAAGCGGCCGTTGTATTGATCCAGAGTACCACTACCTTGTACATAAGAATAATCTTCAATGAAAGCTCCTGCTAAAAATTCAAATGTCAAAGACGTGCCAGCTGTTAATGTAACATTACTGCTTAATTGTACCTGACTTGCTGTGCCCATGAACTGCGCCAACCCTGTTGCGGTTTTTAGTCCATTATTGATTATCCATACACTGCCGGACTCAAGTCCTCCAGAATTAACTGTTACTCTCATACCAGGATTTAATCCATTTGTACTAGATACAGTAATTAAACTATTGTTGATTACATCAGCGGCGATAGTTACAGTTTTTGGCACGGGTCGGAATAGTCCGTCATTGTTGGATTCATATGAACTGACCATACGAATAATAGAGCTGCCAGCATTTAATGGATTTGAATACCCAAACGGTCCGTAAATAGGATATCCGTCTGCTGCAAAACCTATAAGTTTACTATGATTTGTTGCAGGATCTAAATATCCATTAGTAAAACCTGACACATTTCCCCATGCGTTTGCTGTAATAAATTTAGAATTTGTATAAACATAGCGACCGTTTTCTAATGGATACCCGCCGTAACTATCTTGGCCGTTGATTAATACCTGTGTAGTGTCGTAATTCCACTTGCTACCATCTAATCCAGGAACCGAAGCTCCATTGCTTACACCGTTAATAAGAATTCCTGGTAAGGTAACTCCAATTACGTCTGACGAGTACGTAAGATTATCGTGTTCCCCCGGGTCGTTTAATCCAGGTCTATAAGGATATTTTAATTTGAGATCTTGAGCAACGATATAATTTGTGTTAACACTGTTAGGAAAAACTCCAACTTTTACGTTCACTCCGTCAGGAAAATCAGTTGTGGTTACAGTAAGTTGATCTTCTGCCAAATTAAGATTAGCAGTTGCGTACAATACAAAATTGTTGCCGGGGTCATAATTCGATTTTGCTTGTGCCTGATTGACCACTAAATCTGACACTGGAATTAATCGAATTCCTGTTCCTACTCCGTCGACATAATATTCTTTATTTTGATAAGATGTAGGTGTAACACTGTTATCAAAATTAATTTTTAGTCCGTTGGTAAAAACAACACCATTGGGACTAATATAATTTGTTTTTCCGATTACTTCCTCATCTATATTAATAATATTATTATTAGAATCTATAAGTCTGATCGTACCAACTTGATTTGCATCTGAGCCATCTTGATAATATAACGTATTCAAAGGAGCAGTAATTACTGGTATCTGTTCTAGTCTGTTTTCAGAATTTGTATACCATTCCGTATTACCGTAACTAATGCCCGATAAGATTAACACTTTATTTTCATTGGGAATAGGCAAATAGTAAACTAAATCAACGATGTAATCTGCACCGGCTGGGGTCAATACAATGGTCCAAATTCCGTATCTTTGATTTTCGGGCACAGTAACAGAGTTAGCAGTCCAGTCAGAATCCAAATTGTAATTTGGAAAAATTACGTATTTTCCGTTTAAGTTCGCAACTTGTCCGTCGATGCCACTATAATTATTTTTAATGTCGGACAACAGTTTGCCTTGTAAATTAGCATAGCTTATTGTGCTTACTAAATCTACTGTTTGCACTGTTGGCATAGTAATATAGAAATCTTGTGCTGTTGGGTCTGGAACAAAGAAGGTTATAGTGCCAACATCGGTTCCGTTATTTTGCACACCCAAGACTTGCCTTGTACTTAAATTAGTTTGAGGACTTAGACCGCTTAATCCTGGATTTGTTTGTATCCAAAAAGGCTTGCCAGGTTGATTAACGTTAAATGTATAATTTCCGCCGCGAGCTAAAACAATGTCAGGATTAGGTGCAGTGTTGTATCCACTTATATTGTAGACTTGTAGACCATTTTCAGCATAGATATTAAATGCACGTGACATATCTGCTTCGCCTGCAAATACATCAACTGATTCTGGCCCATTTGGTAGCCAATAATATTGACTAAAGTTAATAAATGCATCAGCATTTATTCTTGGATTATAACTGTAAAAATCACTTTCCCACAGATTGTCTTGATTACCAATCTTTCCGCCGTAAAAATCTATTTTTTGTAGAACTTCAGGATATGTAGTATGAAAATCTACTTCTCCTGTTTCTTTATTTTTTACAACTATACTAGGCTCAAGTTGATAGTCTGCACGAAGTGCAGTAGGCTCTTTAACGTAGGTATTGATTCCTTTGAATCCGGGGGCAAATTTTCTTCCAACATAACCATTAATGGGAACCAAATTTGGTTCTGTCATTAGCTGGTCAAGAGTAGCGTTTAAAAACCGCTTGTTGGTATCAGACTGGAATACCGCTGGAAGAAAATTTATTGTTTTAGTAATTGGCATCTTTAAGATTAATTAATTATAGTATTTACCGTTAAATTTTGTATGTTTAATTGTGCTGCGGTAATAGCACTGATAATTTCAATATTTTCTACTGTAGCACAGCTTATTAAAATTTCGTTAGGTTCGCTGTTAATCTGTTGTAATGATCCATATGTTTGACTAGTGCTGTTGGGCACAATAATAATACTGCTAATGTTTGGGGCCAGACCTTGTTGTATATACGTCGCCAATTCTGTGAAATAAAATGTTTCTCCAAAATCCCAGTTACCTACAGCAAAAAATGCATTAATATATGCAAGTACTTGGCTTCGTATTTCGCTGTCAGTTAAGTTAATATTCGAATTTTTAATAATTTTAAATGTGGCTTGAAGCTCAGGTCTAGCTTTATTACCAAACAAAGGTTTAAACACTGCTGCATTATAAATGATAGCATCACTGACTGATTTATAATTTTCTAAATCACCAAATGCTAACTTTAAACTTTCTCCTGTTTCTTTTTCGGGCTCTTGAATTGTTCCAGTAGTATCCAATACCCATGCTCTATATTCTGTTTCGTATTCTTTAGTTAGCACATACAAATCTATTAGATTACTTGGACTTGGATCTATTCTTCTACTGCCAGGCGCATTGTGTTTGTACTGAAAATACAGTGCCGATCGGCCAACTCTTGCAATATAATCGTTGCTTTCAGTCAATGATCGTGTGGTAAGATCGATGGTTAAAACATAAAAAGTTTCTTCTTCGTATGCATAAAAAATCTGTCCTTCGATATAATTGTTAATATTTGGAATGACCTCAAGTCGATTTCCAACAATCACAACCGCAGACGACGGAATAGGTGTGAACGTCACAAAGCTATTATATCCATAAGTTTTTTCAAAGAAAACAAACTTGGTAGGAGGATTATTGTTTACGTCAGGTTGTACCACAGTATTAAAAATATCTGGATCATCCGGGACTCCGTCATTGTTTATATCACTGTATGTAACTAACACTTTACTAGCATCCACATATCCATCCGATTCTGCAATCTGATCGTATATATACCAAAGTACATTTTCTGTTAATGGTTGACCTGTGTCAGGGTCTCCATTAACTTTTAAAATATTCACACTGTCATTGACTGTATAGCCAGTTACTGGATCAAAAATCTTTATTCTATTATCAAAATAAAATTTTGTTTCTTGTGTACTTTCAAAAATATAACTTAACCCTCTAATTTGCACTGTATAAGTGGAATTTGAAACAGTAAAGCTCAATAACCAACTTGCATCTAAATTTTGACCGCTGGTAGAACCTTGATAGATTTGACTAAACGGGTCAGTCAAATTTAAATCTTGAGCACTAACAGTTTGCCAAGTTTGAGTGTTTTGATCATACCTGATACCAAATTCACTGTAGTTACTGATTAGTCCTATAAGTTTAGAAATAAACTCTGTTGTAAAAGTATTACTAAATGTAGGTATTACAGTAATAGCTTGGGCATTGGACGGTAAATTTAAACTTAATTTAACTGGGCCTTCACCATTACTTAAATTGCCTTGATTACCGTTGCCCACTAAATTTGTAATAGAAACATAAAGTAAAGGTTGTCCGTTTTGCGGTACTTGACCACTAGAAGGTAATGCTACTATTTCGTTGGCAGAGTTAAAATAATTGCCAGGACCAGGACTGAATACAATAATACAGCCTTCGGTCAAATATCTATTGTTTCCTACCACACCTGTCCCTACAGCAACTTTATTTCCTGAAGACGGAAAATCTAAGAAATATCCAGTACTACTGCCAGATCCTGCGGTGCTTCTATTCCAATATAAGTTAGTCAGAGAGAATCTATTAAAATATTCATAATAAAAATGTTGCAGTGACTTACTTCTTATGCTAGGCAAAATTTGATTTTCAATGATTCTATTAATATCTGCTGTTGTTCCAAATGTAAAACTAAAACTAGAATCAGCATCTTCTTTATATAAAATTCCGTCTTCTGAGAAAATATTAGTGCTGCTGTACCTGCCACTGGTATCAAATATATCTAAGTATCTACTAATTCCGCTGCTAGTTCGATTAACAGCTTTTACTTTACTGATTGTGCTATAGTTTGCATAAGGGAAAGTATTATAATCTTCCCCAGTGACCATACGATTTTGTGTATAGTATAATTGTGGTGCTTTAGTTTTAATTTCAGTGATGCTTTCCCTAGGAATAGCATTAGCCACTGTGTATTTCAGACTGGCAACAATCGTTAATGTTTCTAATCTGCCCGCACGACTAACATACGGTATAGTTAGTCGAATATTAGTCATTTCGTCTGGTGTAATTTTATAACCTAAGCCGGTGCTAGTTCTAAAATAAGTTATAAAACTACCCACCGGAATAGCAGCAAAAGTTCCATCACCGAATACTAAATCAATTTGATCTCCTGCCCTGGTGTTAACTTGATAACTTTTTTGTGCTGCATTATTATTATAGATAATGTTGACTCCGTTGACACTGGGAATTTGGTTCCACGCCTGACCTACATTACCCAAACTGCCAATTTCATACAGCCAAACATCTGAATTGTTGATGTTATCAAAATTAATACTAGCCAAATTATTAGGTAGACTTTCAGGAAATCTAAATGTCTGTGTTTGTAAATTTCCTTGTTTAAAATAAAAGAAAAATCCTGTGTTATTGCTAGCATTACCTAAATTATCGTTTTTATAAATTACGTTAAGGGGGCGGCCCGGCGCAGGTGCTGCTTCATAAATGTAACTCTCATCTGCACTAGTGCCACTGACTACTTCAAAGTTTAGCGCAGCATTTTCAATTTGTGTGTTATATCCAAAAACTGGTAATGTTCCGGGGGGTAAATTTATATTATATTCTGCGTTCAGAACTCCGGCAATAGTCTTGCTATTGGCAGGTTTACCAACTTGCTGATTTGTTGGTAGCGCAGCATTAATTATTGTAATAAATTGTTCATACCAATTGACATTTCCGTTATCGTTCCAGTTTACAATAAGATTAGTAAGGTCGATTCCGTTGCTATCTAGTAATCTTTCAGTGGTTTGCACACTGTCAAATTTTATAAAACCATTGGCCGTTTGATTACGTTTAGGTACGTAGCTAATTAATTTAGCTAGTTTTAAAACACTGTCCCTACGTTCTGCTGTATCGATAAAATTTTCACGAGCGTTTAAATCTGTACGGAATGCAAGACTCTGTCCTAAAAATGCTATAAGGTCAATTAATGCTATATATTCGCTGGATTCAATGAAATCGTTAAAATTTTCTGGATAGTATATACGTAGATAATCCAGCATTGTTTTACGCAAAGTTTGAAAATCATAACTTTGGAAGTCTGCGTTTCTGAAAGTTTCGTAAAGAATAGTCCAGTCTTGATTGACTAAAAGACTACTTTGTCTGGTTGTAAGTGCCATGCCTGTCCGCGTTTTATGTATTTATTGAGAACAAAATATGGTATTTTAAAGCATTGAATTATTTTGAATCATTTGCTGATCGAACTGCACAGCTAGTTTAGCAGTCTGATTTGTTTGGATGTAAATTAGATCTAATTCTATTTGCAATCCCCGTTCATACTGGGTTACAATTACATTCTGTGCTGCAATTCTAGGATCATTTGCAACAATACGTTTTATGTCCTGTATTATTGTAGTTTTGCTTTCTTCATCCAATGGTTCAAATAGCATGTCCCATATGATGGTGCCAAACTCAGGATTCATTAACTTTTCGCCTTTGCGAATGTTAAAATGATTTTGTAGATCTCGTTTTACTAATTCAAAATCGGTCAATCGAAATCTTTTGTTACTTTCTAATGTGCTGAATCCGTTGTATAATGCCATAACTATATTTACCCTGTGCTAGTTATATTAGAGCTTTCAACACTAGCTTGTATAACGGGAACCTGTGTTTGACTGTATTTTCCTTGATTATAAAAAGAAGAAGCAGTTCTGCCATTATCGTCAGCTGTGGGCTGTCCTGTTTTGTACCAGTTAGTCGCAGCAGCGGATCCGACTAAATGGGCAGCACTGACAATGCCTGCAACATCTTCTGCAGAGCTGTCTGCTGAAATAATACCATTTTTTTGTAATCTTGCATAGTTATTTTTGGTATAGTTATACATTGCCTTTTCTTGAATAGTTCCATTTTCTCTGAATGCGTCCGAGCTCGAAATACCATCTTTTCCAGTCCAATTGTTGGGATTACTTAATGCTTCTGCTGTCTGCGGTGTTCCGGCCTTAATATATCCTAAATCTTGCAGTGCAAGAGACCCCAATTGATACTTACCTTGATACCCTGCGTCGTTTTGTGCTTGATAAGACCCGCCGCTTTCACTGTGTCCAATTTGTGCCATAACAGCTCTGAGTTGATTTTTATCTAATGCGCCCATACTATCAATGGGCTCGGGCTGAGCAATAAAAATTCCAGCTGGTGCTGCTCCTGTTAAGTTTTCAGTGGCTGCTTGAGTTGGCCCTACATTAGTGATGTCGGTTGGAGGATTAATAGGATCTCCCAAAACATCTTTTGGCAAGCTAGCCACTGTTTCTCTTTGACTCTGAAATACTGCTGCTGCATCGCCTCTGATGTATGGTTCGTGAGTTGGTACTTTATAATTTGTAGAAATTAAAGAATTTTGTTGCGCGAACCAAATACCTGGATTAGCAACTTTAGCATCGGGTAATTGATATAAGTTTATCCTACTGGGCGGATTTATTTCTGCGCCGCCACCACCGCCACCATTTAATGCTATAGCAGCACCGTTGACTGCAATAGAGCCACCAGCACGTATTCCCATCGATTGTTGAGCAACAATTGACAATCCCGAACCGCTCCTTAGTTGTGCCTGTTTGCCATAAAGATTCAGTGCAGTTTCTGCACTGGCTTGAACTAATTGTCCCGCCATTTTAACACTGCCTACTGCTTGCATGTTAATATTACGGCCTGCAAAGAAACTAATATTGTTATCACTGTGCATCATAATATTGCCCTGAGTTCGCAATGCGAAATCTTTTGCACCATATACTAGAATGTCGCCTTCTTTAGTAAGTTCTATCCATGCAGTGCCGTTGGAATTTGCAACATATATAAAGCCTTCTGTGTCATTTAACATTATTTGATGACCCATGGCTGTTTTCAGTCTGACTAAATTATCTTTACCGAATAAATCGCCGTCATCCATGACAAAACTATGGCCGCCCATTCTTGTTGTAACATTATACGTAGCGGGATTAAATTCACCTGACACTAATTTTTGTGCGATATTAGGATCTGTGGCAGGATCTTGACTACCAAATGGACGACCTGGTGTACTAACCCCAAATACTGCGCTGACTGGGTCTCGTTGACTACTACTGCTGATAGCTCCCCGAACATTGTCGCTGTCTAGTCCTTGTACAATTAGTCTTATTGTTTGTGGAATGTGTAGCGGTTTTTCTAAGTTAGGTAAAAAACTGGCTTCACCGTAAACATCTGGACTTTCCACTGTTTCTGCTACAGGATAAAATTTTCCTGGCAATAAGTAAGGACCTAATCCCGATTCAGAAATACTTTCTGGCGAAATATAACTAAGTTCCACTGAACCAATTGCCGGAGTCATATTTCTTGTAATCGATGAATTTACGCACGCAAACCAATACCCCTCTTGGCTTCCTGGAACAAAACAACACAAGACTTCTGTGCCGATATCCGGCGGGGTCATATAAAATCCGTAACTCTGAGTCGAATATGCAAAAGTATTTTGATTTGACTTAGGTTGTCCGTATTCGCCTAATCTACTAGACGTGCTGCCCATAAAAGGACTGGCATATGATACTAGTTTCCATGATGACGGAAGATCAGGATTTGCGCCACCAAACTGTGATATAAAAACTTGCAGCCTTCCTGTCCTAGTATTAGTGTCAATGGCTTTTACTTTTCCGATATATATTCCGCTGGGTTGCGGGATATCAATTTTTGTAGTATCGATGAACGTGGGCTGTTTTGTACCCAAATATGGTTGATTGTATGACATAAGTTAAACGAAAGTAGTAAAATCGCCGAATTCTAAATCGGTTAAACCTGCAAATGTTTCGGTTACATCAACATCTATTACGTCAACATCCAAATCAAAATTGCCGATTGAGTCAAACCCTGAATCAAAATCCAGTGCTCCGGCAAATTTAAAATCTCCAATGGAATCAAAACTAGTATTGTAGTCTACTCCCAATGCACCTTGACTTTTAAATATATCATTAATTCCAGTTGTTATTTTATCTACTGCAATATTTAATCCTCGGCCAACAACGTTATTAATTAAAGATCCTGCTACTTGCGCCCCAATGGCTTGTAGGAAGCTTCCACCTTGCCCATTTGCTAACGCAGCAGCTCCTGCTACAGCAAGGTTTACTGCTGCTGAAGAATTAGTAGCTGGAATCAAAGAAGAAATATTAGTTCTTGGACCTGCAAATCTAATTGCTGTGTTCACCGTCGGAGTTAGCGCATTTGACAATGCAGTTTCTGTTCTTTGTGTAACGGAAGAAGGTGCCACTGGCTTTCCTTCTTGATCGTACAATAGTTTTGCTAAATTCAGTGATTGTTCAAATTTTCCATTAGAAAAAGAATTCTCAACAGTAATTAGTTTATAAACTCCACTAAATTCACTGTATCGATATCGGCTGGCTGTTACGTCTGCTATACCTTTGGTTTCGTCATAGTCCACTGGACTTTGAAAATTTACAAATACATATAGCTCTCCGCCGTCCATGTATAAACTACTACCTGAACTGTTATTTAAAAATTGACCTGACGGAGTACCCAATCCTTGTCCCATGAATAAATCATCTTGTTTAATAAATTGCGGATCCCCTACAATTTTTAAATTTAATGATATCATGTCCCCTTTGGCTCCTAGCATCAAAGATCTCTGTAGATCTCCTGCATCTGCAGATGCCTGTGGCAGCCCACCAGCTCTCATAGTCGTCGCGACATTGTCACTGACTAGTCCTATAGAAATTGGCGCAACATTCTCTTGTGGTCTTTCTTCAGTGTTGGGATTAGGGTAAGCATTAGCATCAGGTCTAATAGGAGTTCCTGTTTGCGATTGTGTACTTTTTGTACGATTTGTGGTCATCTCTACTAGATATAAAGTGTTAAAATCTATTTGTAAATCAATTACGTCTTTGTTTTTTCCTGTAAAAATATAATCATATTTTTTTACAAATCCAGGCACACGGCCTTTGGGATAAAATGGATGTTTAGCAGATAAGTTATATGGCTTTACATAAAATATAATATCCATACTATATCTGTTTTGTGTTGGATCATAATCTCTAATAAGGATACTAGGAATGATTCTAAACCATTTTAGCCACGTGATGGTATTAGGGTTTCCACCTGACTGAATACTATCCCGTTGTTCTTTTGTTATTGATGGATCTTTCAATTGATCGCTGATATATTCACTGTTTCTAACTGCCCAATCGATCATTCTGTCAATAGTAGTACCTGCAGGAATATTTACAGTTGCCCCGTCGAATCGAAGCCCGCCTTTAGCAGCGCCCGATGCTGCCTGAATTTGTGATCTTTGTGCAGAAGTCGACGTTCCACTGGCTGGAGCTCCAGCTGCATTAACAGGACCTGTATATAATTTACGGTTGCCTATTTTTTCATCAAACACAACCCTAACAGTGTTGACTATAGATATTTGTTTTTGTACTTTTAATGAACTAAAATAACTATTGATAGCGGCGCAGAATCCAGTTATTCCAAAACTTGAATATTCATTGTTTAATTGACTGGTCAAATCGCTTATTCGGGCCCGGGTGTCAGCCGCAATGCTGGCATCAAATGGATCGCCAGACGCTGCAAATTGTCTAGATTCTGTACTAAGGTTTGCAATTTGTCTTTCAATATCAGATTTTCGAAATAGATTTACATAAAATTTACCGTCTTCAGCTGATACTTCAGCCGGACCACCAAATATTTGACTGACTGTAGTGGCTGTAACTGTGGTGCTAACAGGTAAGCTTACATTTATTTGATTAAATGCCTGATGATTAAATGGCACTGCATCAATTTGATATTCTGTGCCTTTTGATGTTAATCTAGACTTGATATTAGTTATTCTAATAGGAATAAATTTTGAATGTTCTTTGAGCGGCCCGGGTAGGCCTCCGTCAACACTGCCAAAAAAATCAATTTGTAACATGTAAGGCATATGGATGTAACTACCTGTCCCAGGATTAACCCTATTAGCAGCCTCTAACATTCTATTAATTAGTGTAAACCCCAATGGCTCGATAATTGTAAAACTACATTCAATTAAGTTACTGTTTCTATTTCTGGAAGTAGTATTAATTATAGTTTTTACTTTTAAGTTTTCGAAATAAAAATCTTCTTCAAATGATGGATCTCGTCTGAAAGTTTCCCCGTATCTTCCTGCACTACTAATTAAAACATTTTGTGGTACATACTTTTTTTGGAATGAACTATCTCTGCTGATCAAATTATTATAGTTTTGTATTCCCATTAAATGCAGGCTTAGACAATAAGTGTAAGAATCATATTCTAACAATGGGTTATCAACTACACCTTGTCTGGCATTAGAGCCTATAAAAGCAGTAGTGCCAAATATTGCACGACCTTCTGCGTCACGTATTTGTGCCAACTCAGCTTCATTAGCTGCATCTATTGCCTCATCGCCCACAGCTGAAATTAGATCTATCGCAGGAGTGGCAATATTTTGTCTCTCATTGAGAGAAATAGCAACAGCCGAAGCATTGATGACTGTAGAATCAAAAGGATTTATCATCTTATTATCCTATAGCTCCAGTTATTGCAGCTTTCTTAGGCAAAAAAATTCTATTGCCTATTTTCATATCAAAAATAGGATCCTTAATAGTATTAGGATTACGCAGTGCAAATACCCACCAAAGTCCGGTATCTTCGTACAAATCGTATGCCAATAAATCGGGTCTATATTGATAAGTTTTGTTTATAGCAAAAAGTACATCATCGGGATTCTTAGGTATTACTGGAAAATTAGCAAGATCTAAAAAGTCTCCATAAAAAGGTGTTTTAGAATATAAACTATTTTGGGCATATTGAATTTCAGCCATTATAGGAAACCTCCGATAGGTGAATTGCCATTTTGTATCAGCGCACCTCGCGAGAATCTATCTAGTGTAAAGTTTCTAGCAATATTTTGTCTGCTGTATACAGGTTGTAAGGTAATGTTCACTGTGCTACTTGTTGGCAGTCGAACTGGGCCCCCTAAATTAACAGTTGTTGGCAATTGCAATCCTGTGCTATTTAATTTGGCGCCCACTGGTATAGATACATAATCAACTTCCCCTGGCATAGTATGACTGAATGCTGTTACAACACAAGGAACATGGGGAAGATATGCTGCCCCAAATCCATCTAAGAATACCAGTGGAGGAGGACTGCCTGCATTTTGATCTGCTCCAAAAAACATCTTAGTAACAGTTCTAAAAAATTGTATTACTGCCATCAAATACTGACCTTCTTTAATATTTTGAACTGTGAACTCCCCGTTTATACTAATAGAAGCAACTTCGCTGCCTTCGTAGAAATAACTAGAATAATTACTGTGAGTTAATGGAGTAGAACCGTACTTTGCAGTATGTGTCACAGTCAATGACGGCGTATATGGAAAAATTACACCGCTGGTAGCTGCCAGTGGACTGAGAATGGCACTATCTGCCCTATTGTAAAATAAATCAGCAGTGGCCCTTGCCATGCTAATTCGTACTCGCCAATCATCTTCTGGTTTTATAGGTGACCCGTCGGTTCCGTTAAAATTAACGCTAAATACACTGCCGGCTATATCTGTCAATAAACCATTGGCACCGGGAGCCAGTCCAGAATTTGCTAACCTCGATCCACTCGACGATGCTGAGCCTGTAGAACCTGTGCCGTTATTCGGACTGTATAATGCATTTTGATTAACACCAGCCCCTGCAAAATTAGAAGTATTATATGACATTTGATACCCGTTTTAGATATTTATCGAACCAAAAATAGTAGCTTATTATTAAAAGTTGACATTGATTGCTTAAAATGTTAGTATGTGCTAACCGTGAATTTAAAGGACAAAATGAAATCAAATTACTTGAATAATAAAGATATTCTTAAAGAAATACACAAAAGCAAAAATTCGTATTGCTCGTACATTAGCTCAGACGTTGCAGACTATGACATGATTCTGCCAGATGTTAAAAAAATTAATAAAAAAAATATACTAGATGCTCGCAAATTAAGGGCAGAAAGATTAAGCAAATTAGCTCATGAAGCTGCTGTAGCAGCCACTGGAGAAAAACAAAAAGCTGATCAATTTGAGATCAAATACACTAAAATTCCGCAAACAGATGTAGTCTTTCGAATTATGACTTGGGAGCATATTCCATTAGACGATGTCAAAACTAAAAAAGCCAAAGACGCAGCCAAAGAACTGTTTGAAGACGAAGACGAAACTGCTCATACCGAGTATGACGAAGACGACCCAAAGCACAACAAATACGTTAAAGTTAACTTTCCCCCATTCTTCCATTACAAAGTCAATGAAGAAGGAGACCCTATTCTAGTAGGCAAAAGTCATTGGTCGGGCGGATTAGACACTGGATCTTTTAACAGAGAACATGGTGCAATGACTAATAAGCTAGCTCACATGTTTATGAAATTGTGTGAACGATATGCCACTAGAAGTAACTGGAGAGGATACACTTACAATGACGAAATGCGAAGTCAAGCCCTACTACAGCTCAGCCAAATTGGACTGCAATTCGACGAATCGAAATCGCAGAATCCTTTTGCTTATTATACTGCTGCTATCACTAATAGCTTCACTCGTGTGCTGAACATCGAAAAACGCAATCAAAACTTACGTGACGACATTTTAGAAATGAACAATCTTAATCCAAGCTATACTAGACAAGGAATGAGTTCTGGTGGTAGCGGGGGTAGCTTTTATGATGAATAATGTGTTATACTAGATAGATGAGTAATTTATTTAAAAAAGCTGCAATATTCACTGACATTCACTTCGGACTAAAATCGAATAGTCAGTTACACAACGAAGATTGTTTGAATTTTGTTAAGTGGGCAACTAACAAAGCAAAACAAGAAGGCTGCGAAACCGCCATGTTCCTCGGGGATTGGCACAACAATCGAGCCAGTATTAATATTGTTACTCTCAATTACAGTTTAAAGGCACTGGAGTACTTAAATGATAATTTTGAACGTGTTTATTTTATTCCTGGTAATCATGATTTGTATTATCGGGATAAACGTGATATTCAATCGGTTGAATGGGCTCGTCATCTCCCGAACGTTCAAATTGTTAACGATTGGTTTACTAGCGGCGATGTGGTTATTGCTCCTTGGCTTGTCGGAGACGACCACAAACGAATTTCCAAACTTAAAGGAAAATACATGTTTGGACACTTCGAGCTGCCCCACTTCTATATGAACGCCATGGTGCAGATGCCTGATCACGGCGAAATTAAAAATGAACATTTTGGAAATTTTGATCAAGTATTCACCGGACACTTTCATAAAAGACAGCAACGTCAAAATATTACGTACATCGGAAATTGTTTCCCTCACAACTATGCCGATGCTGGCGACGACGATCGTGGACTAACTATCTTAGAATGGGGCAAATCTCCAGAACATCATGCATGGCCTGATCAACCTAGATACCGTGTACTAGGTCTGGGCGCTATTTTGAATAACGCAGACTCGGTGTTAGGACAAGGTATGCATGTTCGTGTTAACATCGATATTGATATTAGCTACGAAGAAGCAACGTTTATTAAAGAAACGTTTATGCAAAGTCACAAATTGCGTGAGATCACATTGATTCCTCAAAAGAATGCGGACTTAAATGAATTTGCAATACAAGGTAATGTTAATTTTGAAAGTGTAGATCAAATCGTCACTAATCAATTGACTGCTATTAGCAGTGAACACTACGACAATACTTTATTGCTGGATATTTACAGAAATTTATGACTGATCTTTTACAAAGTTTTTTATCTACAAACTACCAAGTCTTAGGTTTGTATGATCTTGCTGAAATATCTGAAAATACTTCTAAAGTTTATCAGATTTTAAATCATCATCATCGTAAAGAATTTCTTCCAAATCAAGTCATTGTTTTTTATACTCAATATGTTCCGTCGGAACAACTGTTATTACATTTATTTGATGCTGCAAAATTGATCGACATCGATCCTTTTTTTATTTTGCTTTGCGGACCTCTACAAATTCAACCAGTTATTGATACAGTATGTAAAAACAATAACAGTTTTAAACTTGTAAATTTTCAAGTCAGTTCAAAAGAATTAAAAAATAAATTTTATTTGCCTGACACATTTTGTCCACTACCATGGACTCACTTAGAAGTTCGCGAAAATGGTTTTGTTTTTCCATGTTGTATATCTACTGAAAATGCATTAGGCATAATAGAAGACGGATTAATTCAGACTTTCCACAGTGAAAAAATGATCACTTTGCGACAAGAATTTTTAGAAGGTAAAAAACCTAATAGTTGTATTAATTGTTGGTCTAAAGAACATCGCGGATTAATTAGTAATAGAATTCGTCACCGCAATTTTATAATGAAAGAAACATTGATCAAAGGACTTGATACTCCAACTATAACCAGATTAGACATAAAGTGCGGGAAAACTTGCAATTTTAAATGTCGTATTTGTTCATCTGAGAGGAGTTCTTTGTTTGCCGAAGAAGAAGCTCGTTATAAAAAAATAAAATTTAATATTAATAAAAATTGGTCAGAAGATGTCAATAACATTTCTGAAATTGTTAAGTTGTTACCGACACTGTCAAATATTGATATGACCGGAGGTGAGCCGTTTCTTATTAAATCTTTATCGAGGCTGTTGAAACTTGCAGTAGAGCAAGGACATGCAAAAAAAATTCGATTGCACTACAATACAAACGGATCTATTTACCCCAAAGAATTCATTCAATATTGGCCAGAATTTAAAGAAGTAGACATTCATTTTAGCATTGATGCGTTAGGTGACAAATTTGAACTAGAACGCGGCGGAACATGGAATGAAGTGGAAGCAAATATTTTAAAGATTAAAAACTTAAATATTTCTAATATGAAACTTGCAATCATGCCTGCTATAAGCATAATGAATATATTTTATATAGATGAAGTATTAATGTGGGCAAAGAAACACAATTTTATAGTCAATCCAAATCATGTAATTGGTCCAGAAGCTATGTCTTTATCACAATTAACTGGCCCTGCAAAAAATTATCTAATAGATAAATTCAAAGATAATCCGTGGCCTGAAATGAAAAAAATTATTCAATATATTCAACAAATACCAGACAGTAACGGCGAAAAATTCATTGAGTTGACAAAACATTTTGATTCCATACGCAAGGAAAACTTTTCAGATTCTCATCCCGAGATTGCAAAAGCAATGGGATATAAAGTATAATAAATGAATATGTTTAAAATAAAAA